TGGTGCCAGCGGCGACTTTAAAAAAGCCGCCATGCAAAAAGCCCCCGGTGCGCAATTTACTGGCAGTGGCAACGATCTTGATTACTTGTACAAACATTGGATGGGCCGCATTCCAAAGATCGTCACCACCTTGGATTATGTCGGTTACGACCGCGCTACCGGTGCCTATGTGTTCCCGGATTACGCCGTGCAAGGCGGCAAGATACTGCCCGTCAACAAAGAAAACTTCTTCCAACTTAAACAAGGCGGCATAAAAACCACCGTCGACATCAAGCAAAAGCTCAGCACCAAAGCGCCGGTTGATTTTATCAACGACTACCAAACCGCCTTTGGTATCGGCGGCCTGGTGACCTTGTCATGGTGGTTCGGCTGCTTATTTGTTGAGCAAGTCCGCCATAACCACCGCTCTTATCCATTTATGGAAGTGGTGGGTGAAGCCGGTTCCGGTAAATCAGACATGGTTGATTTTTTGTGGAAACTATTAGGCCGTGAAGGCGAATCCTTCAACCCAAACAGCTCAACCCTCGCAGGCCGCACCCGCAAAATGGCAGAAGTCTCCAACCTGCCGGTTGTCTTTAACGAAACCGACAACGAACAGCTGGCCGATAACAACCATCAAAAAAAGTTCAATTGGGACGAACAAAAAGACTTATTTGACGGCGAATTCGGCCGGGTAACCGGTGTTAAATCGCAAGACAACAGCACCAAAAAACCCACCTTTAAAAGCGGCTTGATGATCGTGCAAAACGTGCCGGTAGTCGCCAGCGAGGCCATCATGACCCGGATAGTGCATTTAACCTTTGACCGCTCACATCACAGTATGGAAGGCAAGCGCTCATCCGATAACCTTAACGTGCTGGATGTCGAGCAAGTCAGCGGCTTTTTACTGCATAGCATCAGCAAAGCAGAAACGGTAATGAAGCAATTTAATAAATCATTCAAAGCGCACCGCCACACTCTGCAACAAATCCCCGCCATCAAACTGCAACGGATCGTCGAAAACCACGCCAAAATAATGGCCTTTGCCGACTGCCTAAAAATAGTGGTACCGGTATCAGATGCCGCCATTGCCAAAGTCCACGCCACGCTGATCGACATGGCCGTCACCCGCCAAGCCTCGCTGAATGAAGACCACCCCATCGTGCAGCAATTTTGGGCGCAATACGACTACCTAAACAGCAAAGCCCGTCCGTCATCAACACCCGATGACATCCCCGGCATGGACAGCGGCCAACACCTACTCAACCACAGCGTCAGGCCAGACGAGGAAATTTGCGTCAACCTTGAGCACTACCGCTCAGCCTGTGCCGAATTAAAACTGGAAACCATCGACAGCAAAGACCTACGCCGCTGGCTGGTCACCAGCCGTAAACGCCAATACCTTGGCAACGAAGTCATTCGATCGAGAATTGAAGCGCGTTCGGTGCGGGTGTGGCGGTTTAAAAACTGATTTTTAACTTGAGGAGAGCGATATGAAAAACGTGATGATAGATTTGGAGACTATGGGAAAAAACGCAGATGCAGCAATTATTGCAATTGGTGCGGTTGAGTTTGACATTCAATCAGCAGCAGTCGGCGAGCGTTTTTATACCATCGTTGATCTTGAGTCTTCAGTCAATATGGGCGGAGTTATTGACCCTTCGACGGTGCTATGGTGGATGCAGCAGAGTGATGCGGCGCGTGCAGAATTTACAAGAGGTGGCGAACACATAACCGTTGCATTGTATCAGTTCTCAAAATGGATGATGGACAGGGCGGAAAAGTCAGATGTCAAAGTGTGGGGGAACGGAGCAGATTTCGATAATGTGATTTTAAGTTCAGCATTCATGCGTAATAAAACGACTAGACCTTGGGAATTTTGGAACAATCGTTGTTATCGCACGGTGAAAGCTATGTATCCACAAGTGAAGATATTAATAAATGGCACTCATCATAATGCTGTTGATGATGCTGAGAACCAAGCATGGCACTTAATTAATATGCTTAAAACGGCGTAGCACATAGGGTGGGCACCGCTGTTGTGCCCACGCGGATTAAACAACTTGAGGAGAGAAACATGAACCAAGATGATAAACAAAAATTAACAGTAGAATTTAACAGCTACTTAAACCGCATCAATGACCAACTCATTCCGCTGCAAGATGAAGCCTACCAAACAGGTCTTCAACGTGGAAAAACTGAACGTCGTGAACGTCAATACGACATTCTGGCATGGGCCATAAAAACCTTTGGCGTTAAAACAGCAGATCATGCTGACGAGCGCATCCGCAGATTTGCTGAAGAGGCTATTGAACTATGCCAAGCCGCCGAACTTGATAAAGAAGCCATGCTTAACCTGGTTGAATATGTCTATGCAAGACCTTCAGGAAACATTAACCAAGAAGTCGGCCAAGTGGGCGTAGCGTTGCTGGCCTTTGCACAACACAAATTTATCTCAGCAAACTTTGAGGAAGAAGAAGAATTCAAACGCCTGCAATCATTACCCGCTGATTACTGGCAAGCCAGACAAAACGCCAAAGCAGAAAAAGGCGTTGGCTTGGCGTCAACAGCGGATAAATAACCCTATGACCTACGCAGAAACCACCACAGTCACCAGTGACAAAAGCCGAGCAGAAATTGAACGCACCCTATCACGCTATGGTGCTTCATCCTTTATGTACGGCTGGAGCCAAACCCACGCGCAAATAGCGTTTGAAATGCTCGGCCGGCGCATTCACTTCAAACTGCCGTTGCCTGATAAAACAGCCGCTGAATTCACCCGCACGCCCACGGGCAAACCGCGCGCTGCCAACCAAATTGAACAAGCCTACGAGCAAGCCATAAGACAGCGCTGGCGAGCCTTAGCGTTAGTGATAAAAGCCAAACTGGAAGCTGTTGAAGCGGGCATTACCGTATTTGATGAAGAGTTCCTTGCCCATATCGTCCTGCCTGGCGGCGGGACCGTCGGACAGTTTATGCTGCCGCAAGTCGATGAATCATACCGAACTGGAAAAATGCCGCCGTTATTACCAGCACCTGGAGACATTAAATAATGATGAATGCCCACGTTATCCTGCTGTACCAATGGCTGTGCTTTGTCGCCCAACAAAACCACCGGCACATGGCCCAACTGCACTATTACACCAAATTGCAGCTAGAAGAAAACCCACACTGGCAACCCGAGCATATTATAAAAACAAATCCACCTGCAGTTTCTTACGCTGATCAGCAGGCAGGTTATTGATTAAAGTCGCGGCAATTTGTAACGTGGTGGTTTGCGGTGGATTAAGGTAGTTTTTAAACGACAGCGAAAAAACAAAACTGGCGCCGCAATCTTTGGTATTCATGCACTGACAGTACAGGTCGGCCACCCGTTCTGTCAGTTCGTTTCTTGATGTAATCCGGGCTTTAGAATAGCAATTAGGGCAGTTAACGCGCATAGTAAAACCTCCTCAAGTTTTTGTTATATTGTATCAAAACACCTTATTTTAGGTGTTAAAAACGTCCAGATAACTATTCGGTAAACAATTAATAAACGTAACGATTATCATAATTATGTGTTTCATGATGCGTTACCCATCCTACAAACTTAGGAAATAGATATGAGCGAACTTTATAAAACCAGATACTGCAACGGTGATAACCATCCGCACAACTCTTTCGCGCGGGGAGCTATTAGCGGCTATGTTGTCTATCGAGATCACGGCAAAAAATGCCCTGATAAAGATCTAATCGCCCAGATACATAAAGTCGCCGTTTTTGTTGATGAAGAAGAAGCGCTGGACTACTGCAGGTACCGAAACAAATGGATTGATCTAACGGGGACAGATGCACTGGAGGATATAAAAGACGATTAATGTATTTCCCACCGTTTTATTCTATCTTTACTCCTTAAGTTAACAGCTTGAGGAGGCTGCATGGAAAGTGTTTTAACTCGTTTACAAGAATCTATCGGGACCGGTGAATTGATAAATATTATTTACCATGGTGGGCATGAACCCGGAAAATCAAGGCAGATTTTACCGATAAAAATAACGGCCGATAAAGTCCGTGCAAAGTGTTTAACAACTGGACAAATTAAAACGTTTTCAATTGCAAAAATTGAGTTGTCTAAAAATGATGACGTTACTTATACCGGGCAACAGCAAGCAACTGAGCCATTAACTGTCGATGAATTTAATGACTTAATAAGCAACTGCTTATCAGACCTATCGGCAATGGGTTGGCATGTACTATTGAATGAACAAGGCATAGGGTTATTTGAAACACTTAAAAGCGGCAAACCAAAGAAAAACCCAAAGGTGTATTTTATATTTTTAATAAATGACACTGATCAAGCAGACAACCCGTTATTCAAGCCCTATAGAGTGCCCGGTAAATCGTTTAAGTTTTTTGATAAGGCGATAGAAGAGTTCATGGCACAAGCCAAGTACTTCGCACCAAACAAAGTTTGACAAGCTGTTTTTCAGGGTCTAAGCTAATCCCGTGCTGACATATTCAGCGCCGGGGTTAGCGTCCTGAATTACAAGCGGCACCGCCGCATTCATGCGGTTTTTTTGTGCCAAGCGTTCAGCTTCCTATTATGGTGGGCTGGGCGGAGCAGCCGCAAGGCTGGCCGGTGCTTGTACCGGTACGCTAACTTCGTTCAGTCCGCCACCCAATGCATAGCGTCTTTGGGTAGTGGTTTATAACCTGTTAGGAGATACAAGCATGAACAACTTAAAAACCCTCGCCAATCCTTTCCAATTTGAAACACTCGATGTGCGCACCGCTGTCGATGACAATGAAAACGTTTGGTTCTGCGCTAAAGATGTATGTGCTGTTTTAGACATTACATGGGCTGGACCAACACTAGAAAACATGCCTGAAGAGTGGAAAGGGATGTTAAAACTCCACACCCCTGGCGGCGAACAAAACGCCAATTTCATCAACGAATCCGGTCTTTATTCGCTGATCTTTCGTTCCAACAAACCTAAAGCCAAAGAATTTGCCAATTGGGTATTGGGTGAAGTTCTGCCCCAAATCCGCAAGCATGGCTTTTTTGGCAGTTTGCCCACTAAAGACTATATCGCCGTGGTTAAGCAAATCGACATTCTTACCGATCGCTTAACCGATAGCAAAAACGCCTTTACCCACCAGCTGCTGGTTAACCCGCTGCGTAACCTATGCAACATGGCCGGTCACCCGATGCCTGACATTGCGCTAATCAGTAAACAGATTGATCAAATAGACTTATTTGATAATGACGTTAAACAATTGGGCGGTGTGTGATGAGCACTTTTCAGAAGATGCAAGCCCAAGTGCTTGACCACCTTGACGACCTTAATAACGAAGTCAATGCCTTGCATTGTTTAACCGGTCTGTTAATGGGCCAAGAGCCTGGCAATAATGCCGTTAATTTGAATGAGCTGTGTTGCCTACTCGATCCTATTATCGAGCGCCAAAAAACCATTGTTGATGAGGTGCGCGGCATGTTTAAAGAGGTCGGCTTTACCGCTAAATAAGCAATACGTAGGGTGGGCACCGCTGTTGTGCCCACCTTTTAAACCATCCTGCGCACATCCTCACAATGGTCACGCCAGCTTCTTGCCATCCTGCAAATCGGTAATCGTTAACCCATCGGTAAACTGGCAATGGACCAGTTCTTTAAACTTTACCCAGCGCCCGGCCCACTCCAACCCGCACTGCTCGGCAATTGCCCCACACCGCTCAAAAGTCTTTAAATTTTTGTAATCGGCTTTGCCATTGACGATAGGTACAAAATCAAAGGCCAGTTGGTAATTATGAAATGACTGGCCCGGCCTGGCATTGGTAACGACCTTGCCTGGTGCGGTTCGGCCTTGGGCGTATAAGGTGGCTTGGTAGGCGTTGTCTCGATAGGTGCTGGTAATAATTACCTCAATCCCCTGCCGTTTGCATTCGGCAATAAAGCCTTGGCAGCGGGATTTAACCAAGGGGTGCAAATCGTTTATATCGCGGCTGTTGATCATGCGCTTACCTGCCAGTCTGGGGTTTTAAAAGTTACCGGGTTGCCGGGGATTTGTTCATTAATTTCCAAAAACACTTGCTGCATGGCGGTCACTTCCAGCTCGTGATAGACCTTCATACTGTCGGTTAAGTTGCCAAAGCCGCCGACATTGCTGGGCATGATCGCTGATAGCCCAGGGTAAACCCGGTGCATAGCAAGCATTTCCATTTCTGTGACTTCTTTAATCGCTTGAAATTCATCTTTGGTGCCGATGTTACCCACAGGAATAATCTGCACCGGCTCTTTGCTGCTGGAGCGTGGAATATTGAGGTACAAGCTTCTAAAGTTGCCCGGCCCTTTTGAGTCCTTCACTTTATCCTCGATTGCCTTGGCGGTTTCATCGTCCAGGTTGGCATCCGTAGTGACCAATATGTAACCCATATGCGCGCCGTTGATAAAATACTTACGCCGAAACAAACTGGCATCTTCACTCAGCAGCACAGCTTGTATGCCGCCCAGATATTGCGGTACGCCATAGATGTCTTGCTTTACGTCCGGCTCTTTAATGTGCAGCACTTCGCCAGGTTTAAAGACGGTCATTTTTTCAATACTGCCGGTGCTTGAATTGCTGTTTAGCTTGACGTAGACATCCTTGGCTTTGGCTTTGCGCATGCTGATCGCCGGTAAGCGCTGCAGCCGCACCACGCGCCCAAAGCGGTCGGTAAACTTTTGAAAGTAACAGTTAGCGAACACGCCATAATCTAACGCCGCCGACCGCAGTTCTTTGGTTGATAACACGCTGGACGGTGTAAACCACTTAACCACCATGTTCCTTTTAAAATGGATAATTGGCCCGTGATAAGCATTGGCATTAATCAGCTTGGCCAACCCTTCTAAGTCCACCGGAGGCCGGTAATACTCGCCGCCCACATCTAAAAAAGTGCCTAAATAATCAGCGAGATTATTGCTCATGACCGTTTCCGGATCGCCAAAGCTAAAGGCCATGGCTTTTCCCTGTGGCGGCGGGTTTAAAGTTTTTTTCAGCTGGCTTAATACGCTGGTTATCATGGTTGTTTTTCCTGTTGTTTTAGTTCGTCACGCAAGCGTTTTGCGGCGGTTTGCCGGTACATCTGCTTAGTTATCATGTCGCAAACACGAATTAATAAACCCTCCAGGTGTTTTATTCGGGTGGTGCATTCAACAAATTCTTTTTGTGCTTCGTCACTGGTCATAAATCCTCCTAATTGCTAAATGACACGGTTGTTTTTCGGCGGGGTGCCAGCGGTTCATAATTAAGCGCGTGCATAATCGACCAGGCCTTGTCGGCATGGCCGGATTCGGCACTGCGACTGCTTGAAAAGGTAATGTGCCCGCTGCCGGTGGTGGTTTGGGTAATCATTAAAAAGGCGCGGGTAATCTCGTTGTCACCGGCCAGATATTTAAAGCGGCCGTTGTTGATCACGTCCAAGGCCTTAAGCACTAGCTGTGTTTTCATTTCCATACTGTAGTTGATGGGTGTCGCCAGCGGAAACCATTGCAATACCAGCTCAAACACACCGTAACCGATGCCGGTGGTATCAATGCCGATGTGCTTAACGTTGTGGCAGTCGCGCACCTCTTTGATGCGGTTTGATTGGTACTGGAAGTTTTTTCCGTGATAGCTGTGCGTCTTTAGAACCCGCCATTCCTCGCCTTCAATGAGTGGGATAGCCAGCGTGGCAAGATCGGCATTGTCTCGGGTGCGGCTGGGGTCATAGCCTAATGACACCGGTTTATTACCAAACGGCCGCTGGCTGTCCGGTTTGTAGTCTGACCAGGCGTCAACGTCCACGGTGCATTCCAACAGCTTGGCCAGGCTAAACGCTGACTGGCTATCATCAATAAATTTGCACATAAACAAGTTGTCATAATCGTCTTTGCTGTATTCAAGCTTTAATTCCTCAATGTCGAATAAATCACAGCCTTGTTCCTGGGCGTCTTCAACAGTGACCATGTGCCGCCATTTTTTATCCGGCCCCAATACACCCGATTTAAGCGCCGCATGGGAGGTATCGAATTCAACCCGCAGGTGTTCTGGTTTGCTTTTGTTGTACAGCTCGCCACTCCACTCTTCATACGCGCCGTGGCTCATGGCTGACGGTGTACTAAAATAAGTTTTGCACCACTTCTTATGTGCAGCCATACCGCTGGCGACTTTGTTGAGCTTTTTGTAATTGGCTATCCAAAACACCTCATCAATGTACAAATGGCCGTGATAGCTTTGCGCGGTGTTGCTGTTTGTGCTTAAAAAGCGCAGCTCAGCGCCGTTTGATAGCAATATGGCGCCCTGCCCTTTTAACTCGACGTCAAAGTGTTCATGCGCAAAAGCGATGATGTAGGCTTTAAACACTTCGGCCTGATCTCGACTGGCTGACAAGAACAGTTGGTTGTCACCGGTGCGGATGGCGTTATCCAGTGCTTCAAACGCAAAATAAAACGTGGCGCCGATTTGGCGGCTTTTTAAGATGAATCTAACGCGCTTGGTTAGTGGGTCATAGCGGCGCTCATACCATTCCAGCTGGTAGCCAAAAAACAGTTTGTTGCGTACTTCGTCCAGCTTTTCAGCGGTGATTTTTGATATATCGTTTTTGGCGGTTTTTTCTTTGCGTTTGGCGGGTTTTTTTGGCTGTTCGGTAAAATTCGCCTCACCAGGAACGCCACCATCAAACGAAACGCCAGTGGCCAATGCAGTTGCTTGGGCTTTAATCTTCAGCGCGTTAGCAAGATCTAACTGCAGCTTGCCGAATACGCCCACTAGCTGGATAAACTCGTTGAGTTCTTCCGGGGTTTTATCACGCTCAGATAGGACGTTGATGCGCCTGGCCAATGCGATTTCAATCGTATCGGGTGGGCAGTAGTTTTCCCAGTCACCGGCATCACGCCAATTGTAAATAGTGCGGTCGACAATACCGATCTCGCGGCTGATGTCCTGCACCGTATAGCCACGAATAAAAAGCCGTTTGGCGGCGTCGATTACCTCTGGTGGGTATTTCTTAGCCATGTCGATTAATCAACATGCGTTGACTGCAGCATGGTGTACATGTGGTCTTTGCCCCACATTAATAAAATAATCACCGCAAATAGGTATCTGACACAGATAAACACAGGGTACAGGGCCAGCCGCATAGCAATGATGTGGATCGGCTCAAGCTCTCTGTTTTTTTTAGCGTCCTGCCATTCTTTAATAAAACTACTCAGCGACATAACACCTCCTAAAATTTTCTTGCACTCATTTTAGGGTGTTTTTAAACCGATAAACCAGCCTAATGTTTTGTAAAATTCCTATATAAAACAATAAGGTATAAATAAAAACCAAACAAATTGAGAAACACACAAAAAAGGGTAATCTTGCCGCAAGTTTTGTTTTTATCACCTTATTTTGAGTGCTACAGATGGCAGATAGAGTGTTACGCACCGACTTTAAACGCATTGGCAGAAGCGGGCCTACCGTTGATGGCCGCGTGATCAGTCCGGATATGATCGACGAAATGGCAGCCAGCTATAAAAAGGAGCTGTTTACCGCGATGATCTGGCCAGACCACAGCAGGTATTCAAATTATGGGACTGTTGAAGAGTTGCGCTCAGAAGCCAATGACGAAGGCGGTCGTGATTTGTTTGCGGTGTTATCACCGAATGCGTTTTATCTATCTGATAACCGCTATGGTCAAAAGCTGTTTACCAGCATGGAAATAACTACTGACTTCCGCAAAACAGGCAAAGCCTATTTAACCGGCTTGGGTGCTACAGATGACCCCGCCAGCGCAGCCACCAGCGAAATTCGTTTTTCTAAAGCCGCAGATACCGCAGGCATTTTGTTAACAAAAACGGTTGAAGCCATCACACAAACATTTGAAGACCAAGCGCCTGCCGGGCTGATTGATCAAATCAAAGCACTTTTTAAACACCAACCACAAGAGGATGACCTAATGGCCGTAGATAAAGCCGCGCTGGATGCACTAAAACTAGAATTTACCGCGTTGAAAGATACATTGGCGGCATTAAAACCTGCTGAGCCTGATGCGCCTAAACCTGATGATAAATTTGCGGCATTGATTGCCCGTATTGATGCAATGGAAAACAAGTTCAGCGAACAAAAGCCAGCTGACAGCACCGTACCTGCAGACAAGTTCACTGAACTGCAAACCCAGCTAACAGCATTGACTGAAAAGTTAAGTGCAGCACTGACCGAGCAATCCGGCACCGATGTTGGTGAGCATTTTGGCGCTGGCACTGACGCTAACGAAATTTACTAACCGGCGCTGTTACTGACTACATTAAAAAGGAATTCATCATGGCATTATCAAGACAAGCAGCTGCACGTATTAAACAGCACATTGCGTTAACCGCATTAGCGTACGGCGCGATTGCTGGTGAAACATATGCAGCAACACCCAGCGCAGCACAGCGCTTAAATGACAAAATCGTTTTAGATGGTAACTGGTTGTTGCCGCTGATCAACGTCACACCAGTCTCTGAAATTACCGGCGACAAGGTCAATTTGTCGTTGTCTGGTTTAGTCACCAGCCGTACCGATACATCAACCACAGGTGAGCGGACGGCAAAAAGCTTGGCGCAATTAGACGCACAGCCTTACGCCCTTAAAAAGACCGAGTCAGATGTGGCGCTTAAATACGCCATGATTGATTCCTGGGCTAAGTTTCCAGACTTTGCGGCGCGTTATGCGGCTGCAGTTGCTGCAGCAATCGGCAACGACCGCGTTAGAATCGGCTTTAACGGCACCTCTGCTGCTACTGCGTCAAACATCGGCACTAATCCATTATTGCAAGACGTTAACAAAGGCTGGCTGCAGCTGATCAGAGAATATAACGCAGGCTCTCAGTATGTTATCGGTACCGGTCCACTGCCTATACAACTGGGCGGTGCAACCTTCCCTAACCTTGATACCTTGGTTTACAGCGCAGTTAACAAACTGGCTGAGCAATTCCGAGAAGATCCTGATTTGGTTGTTATGCTAGGTCGTGGCGTTGTTCAGTATTCCAAAAACAAAGGCTACATGGCCAACGGCAACACACCAACGGAAAAGGGCAAGCTTAATGAAGCCTTGGTTGTTGATACTTACGGCGGCTTGCCTGCTGTAGTACCGCCATTTTTCCCAGCGAATGCCTTGGTGGTGACGTCGCTGAAAAACTTGTCTATCTACTGGCAAGATACTTCTTGGAGACGTCAACAAATCGACAACCCCAAGAAAGACCAGTACGAAGATTTCAATAGTCGCCAAGAAGGCTACGTGGTTGAGATTGAAGAAAAAGCCGCGTTAATTGAAAACATCACTTACGCATAACCATGAGCATTAACCCATTAGACCAGATCAAGGCGGCACAAATAGCCGCCGCCGCTGACGCCGGTGAACTAAACCCCTATCAAAAAGGATTTGTTGCCGTGGTTGATGAGGTGCAGGCACTGGACCCGTTTAATGCCCTCGACCAAATAAAGGCGGCTCAATTAGTTGATGCCGAAAGTAGCGGTGAAAACCCCTACCACAAGCAGGCGGTAGCGCAATCAAGCGCTACCGTGGCACCTAAAGACCGGGAGCATTATCAAGCGGCAATGGACGCCGACCTAAATAGTCTAAAAGTGCTTAAAACACTGGACGAAAAACAGGCCGCGAAAAAAACCATGCTGGCCACCTACTGGGATTTTGTCAGCCAGTACGTTGAGCAGCTGCACAATTACCCAAACAGCATTGCTGTGCAAGTAATGGTGTGGCTATTTGACACCCTGGACATTGAACGCGGCTTATACCTGGCGTTGTATTTGATCAAACAAGGCGGGCAACAAATGCCAATACGCTTTGAACGACGCGACCTGGAAACGTTTGTTTGTGATGCCATGTACGACTGGGCGAATGGCTTGCTTAAAAAAGACCAGTCGGCTAGCCCGTATTTGGATGCGTTAGTGGCAGAAATCGGCACCAGCAACTGGCAATTATCACCGCCGGTTAAGTCCAAAATGTATGCCATCTTAGCTAAGCACAAAAACCGTGAAGGCAGTTACCGAGAATGCGAAGCGCTCTGCGAGCTGGCCGAACAAGCTAACCCGGAAGGCGCCGGCGTTAAAACCTTAAAAGCACAAGCGCATGCCAAGTTACCAGTGACTGAATAAGCCACTAAACCAGCTCCTCAAGCCCTGGCTGGCAATCACCGCACACGACTTGCATTAGACAATGTTCGCAGCCCGGTTGACTGTCCAGGCACTAAATTTTAGCGAGGTAAATATGAAGTTTTTAATTTTGATTATCACCTGCTTATTGATTGTTTTAACCGGATGCACCGAAGCCGAATTTACCAACGGCTACCAAGTCGGTGATGTCACCCATTTGGCAGGCAGACGACTTAATCAGTTAGAACTTGCCCGCGCTAATTACTGCAGCGACTATGTAGATTCATACACTCGACACGCTGCCTTGGCAATCATCCGGATATATGCACCGGCAGTACCTCCCAACGGCGTTTGTACCGGCTTTAACTTACTAACCCCACGCTTTCATAATGATATTGAACAGCAGCCGCGCGACTCTCCAACCGTGGCGGACACAGACCAATGAGTTTAACGGGGAAACCAGCACTCACCACCGCCGCACCGTTTGTTAACGGCGGCTTTTGGCCTGACTTGGCAGTGGCTGAGTTGCTGTCTAAATACCGAATCCCGCCAGAATACGCAGATGACACCATTACCTGGGGCCTGACACTGGCCGCTGTTAACGTAGATTTGGAACTGGCACCGGTTGAAGCCGCTATTAAATTGCTAGGTTACACCACGCTGTCCGCCTACAACCTGGCACACCCAGACCTGATTAACGGTCTGCAAAAAACGGTAATTTATTACCAACATGCTGTGTATTGCCGCGCCAAAGCGTTTTTATTACAGCAGTTTAATTCGCTAAACCGCCGCGCCATTGCTGAAGATGCAGCGAAAGAAGCGCCGGGGGCAGAACAATACTGGCTGGATGAATCAGCTGCTTTTAGACACAAACTGTTCAAGCAATTTTTGCCTGACACCGTAACAACCGCCAACGCCAACACACACGTCGCGTTGCTTTAATTGATAGGACATTGAGATGAGTGACGTAAAACAAAGACCGATTAAAAGCAGCGTCAATGCCGATGATTGGGTAGTTTTGCAGGAAAATTGCGCGGGTTTGGGGGATGAGAAGCGCGTTCCTATTAGTCTTTTTGGTGGTGGTTTGCCCTGGAAAGGTCGCCGCCCAAAACTTGCATCTATGGGATGCTCAATATCAGCCCAATCACTTTATGAGTATTGGGCTCCAAGGGCATGGGCAGCCGATGGTTATATAAATCAACTATTTGCGCTAACCCAAGGGGGTTTTGAAAGATGCCGCACAATAGGAAACTTTTGCAATCATACAGACTCAGCCTCGCCTCTTTCTGGTAGCGGTAACTCAGACGACTTCTGCGGCGATTGGACACCTAGAAAAGTTGTACCACAAGAGTCTTTCAGCATTGGTACTACGTATAAGATAAAGACGCTAGGCTCAACTAATTGGACGGCTATCGGGGCATCCGCATCACCTGCTGTTGGCGAGATATTTGTAAAGAATGCTACGCCAGCCACTGGTACTGGCGGAGATGCATATCAGGTGATGACATACGGGTATGGTGACACCGTTAAGGACGTTGTATCTACAGCAAATTTAGTCCCTGGAAAGACTTACCGAGTATTGACTTTAGGTAGTGGTGTAAATTGGACATCTATAGGTGCTAATCCTGCTAATGTGGGGCAATTCTTCACTAAAAATGACACCGCAGTGTCTGCTACAACACATGGGACAGTTAGCGAGTATTACCGTTGCATAGCTACTAGCTCTACCAATGATGTTCCAGCAAACACACCGAGCAAGTGGAGGTCTTTAACACCCTGGTTTTGTTATGATGACCAAACGGCAGGAAGTACGTCTATTGAGACACTCGATGACTATGGATGTTACGGCACTAATGGTGGATTTACAGACCAGTTCCTATACAGATTGAGACACGGCCTTCTTGATCGATTCGTTGATACGCCTGACGTCTTCTATCTTACAGACATCTTTGAAAATGATATTGTGCATACGTATGACACACCGATCACACTGGATGGGTTTGTATATGGCAACTTGAACGGCTATAAGAGCATCGATAATGCTAAGGAGATTATCAGGCTTATAAAAGAAAGATGGCCGGATATTGTAATCATATTGTCTAATATCGGACCCACCGATAACGCCTCTAAGACACTGTTTGCATCACAGAATCCATTAGTGCAGGCCAATATTATCAGCGATTGGTGCTTGTCATACAGCGAGGCTAACGTCATTGTAGAAGACGGAGCGGCAGAGCTCTTCTACGGTGATCGACGGAACTTCAGGGCCAACCCCTTGTACTATCGAGATGCTTTCAATGCCTCTGGAATACCTGGTGATCCAAATACCCTTTCGAATATACATCCGAACGTAACTGGTAACATAAAGCTGGTGAAAGACACGTTACCTACTATTGGTTCATTGTTCGGAGTAAAAGCCACCATTCCTCTGAACTCATATCCAGACCCTCATGGCAAGGCCTTTGGGCCGAACGCATTGTTGTCTAGGGGTTACCCAGTTGGAACAACCGGTATGAAGGCGGTCAACTACCTGAAGGAGAGTGGTGCTGCCAACACAATTACTACTGGCGCAATTACGAAGACAACTGGCGGGGCTACATTTGCGTTATCTGCAGGATCTGCTGGAAACGTAGCCACAAACCAAGTGGGTGTCTTGACAGATAAAACTACACTCGTTTATCCAATCTATTACCCTCCTGGCACGTACAACTCCGGGTACACTGTTTACGAGTATACGTCTTTAACAACGGCTATCCCCTACACTTCTTCACAAGCTGTGCCCGCTTATACAAAACCATCGCTCAATCCATCTTATTGGACGGCAGGTGCTTCTGTAACGCTGCCTTGTATGTCCATCCCATTGCCGAGTGACGGACTATATAAAATCTATATCAAAGTTAGAGTTGTAGACACTAATAATGCACATGGTATTTGCAATGGCAACTCCGCGAGGCTCTGTAAAGTCGACAGGCTGCAAAGCAAGTCTTACGGAGTAAATCAACTGCACTCATCGTTTGACATCGAAACGTTGCAGCCTGTGCTATCTGTAGGCGATATATTTCTGTATGAATCTGGAGTATTTAGCATGGGGGATAACGAGCTACTGCGCGAGATAAGAGCTGGCTTAAGCATGCCAACAATGGCAAGCGCAGCACCAGGGCCGTCTTTTGAGATATTGTTGATGCAGTGCGTAAGGGTTGGTTAACATGCCAGAAAAAGATTTTTTATCATCCGCAATAGTCACCTACTCATGGGTGCTGTTTATCTCGATTTGGGGCGGTGTTGCCAGTTATGTCGGCAAGATGCGCCAAGGGCTGATTAAGCGCTTTTCTTTCGGTGAAATCATCGGCGACATCGCTATCAGCGGCTTTGTCGGCTTTATCACGTACTCGATTTGTGAATACGGAAATATACCGATGAGCATACGACCTGCATTGGTGGGGATTTGTGCGCACATGGGCAGCAAGGCTATTTTTATGTTCGAGGGTGGCATTGATAATTTGTTTAAACGCTGGCTGACTAAGCGCGCGCAATGAAACAGTTAGCCGCCATCACTGCCTTTTTAATCAGCCTGGATTTAGTCGCCGCTGAACAGATCGATGCCTGGGTAGAAAACCCCAAGATCGTGCCGATGGGATCGATACGCGGCGCGAAGAGCATTGTGCTGTACCGGCAAACCTACGATGCCCAAATTGTTATTGAACGCTACCCGCACAAGGTGCATTCAGCAGAGCTACTGTTCGGACAGATTAGCGCCTGGTTGATGGATAACGATGCCGACCGCATTGACGGCAGCCAAGCTACGATCACCACCGAAATTGATATTTTAGACGACAGCACTGCCGACATCATTATCACCATTGATTTTGTAGAAGACGTGACGGCCGTTGAAGACCTTTCCGGGCCGATACTGCTAAACGGCATTACCTACAGCCTGGCACCTGCTGACATTTACTATGCAGAAACCGGCGATTTAACCGCCAGTCTGGATGTATGACCGTTACTGTTGAGGTTATCGGCAAATTAAGACTATCGCAGCAGCTGGAGCTGTTGAAAATGCCGCTGGCTAAGCGCAAACGGTTGTTGCGGAAAGTCAGCAACAAAGTGTTACGCGACAGCCGCAAGCACATTCAAACGCAAACAGATTTACAAGGCCAAAGCTACAAGCAGCGTTGGAAAAAGCGCAGTGACCGCCGCAAGATGCTCAGCCGATTGATGAAGCAAGCCTTTGTCAGCAGTAACGACGGCACCACAGCCAAGATTGCTTTTAAGGGCTTGGCGGGGATGATTGCAGCCCGGCAACAACAGGGCTTTAACCAGTCAGTTAGCGCGGCAAGTTTAAAAAAAGGCGGTAATAAAACCGCACCGGCTACCAAAAGGCAATCAGCGGAATTAAGGGCTTTAGGCTACCGAACCAGCACTAACAAACGCAGGCGCCCGGCCGCGATGAAGTGGATTCAAGGCAATATGACCATTGCGCAAGCCGGGGCAATTATCAGGGCTATGCGTGCTAAACAAGGCATTCGGCCAAACACCACATGGAATACGGTGTTGCCGGCACGCTCTTTCTTAGGGGCCACCGATGCTGAAATCAGTGAATACATTCAGGATATTTTTACAACCATGACTCAGGAGATTAACCATGTCGCTAGGTAAGATTACCGTTAACGCACTCAATCTGGCGCAGGGAGATTTTCCGACCGTCGAAAAGTATTTTCTATTTATCGGCGTTGGGCCGATCAATCGCGACACTGTCTTATTTTTAAACACTGACAGTAATTTAGACACCGAGTTGGGGCCCGCTACATCGGAGCTTAAAACCCAGATTACCGCCGCGCGTGCCAACGCTGGGCAAAACTGGGCGTGTGCCTGTGTGCCGGTGCTGGACGGTTCGGCCTGGTCAGCAGCTGTGGATTTGGCGATGGCGCAAGATGTGCGCGTTGAAGCCGTGGTCGTCTGTACACCAGTGACGACATCGGCGCAATTAACTGCGATGCAAACCAAGGCACTGGACATTAATACCGCCTACGGTCGACGGGTATTTTTTATCGCACAATCGATCGCAATTGACCCAACGCCGGTCACCGGCAAAACCTGGGCGCAATTTGTGACGCTGTTGACGTCGTTAACTACGGGCTTAAGTGCTTATCGGGTCAGTGTGGTGGCGCAGATTTACACTAACAGCATCGGTATTTATGCTGGGCGTTTGTGTAATTACGGCGTCAGCGTCGCAGATACGCCGATGCGGGTTGAAACCGGACCGTTAGTTGGCGTTGATCAAGCTGGGTTGCCGGTCGATAACGCTGGGGTGCGCTATAACAATGCTCATGCTAAAGCATTAAACGATCAACGCTTTAGTGTGCCGCAACTGTATGCCGATTATCCAGGGGTGTTTTGGTCTGACGGGCAAACGCTGGACGCGCCGGCGGGTGATTATCAGGTGATTGAAAACCTTCGGGTAGTGGATAAGGCCGCCCGTGCGGTGCGCTTAGTGTTGATCGGCTTGTTAGGTAACCGGCGCTTTAATTCCACACCTATGGGCGAAGCCTGGACGCTGACCAAGTTAATGCGGCCACTGTTTGAAATGAGCCGCTCTTATGCGTTTTTTGGTATTCCCTTCCCCGCTGAGTTAAAAGCGCCGCTTGATGGTGATGTGCAAATCCAGTGGGTAACGCGTACACAGGTAAATATTTTTATGGTGGCCAGGCCGTATGAGATACCTAAAGACATCACTGCTAATATCGTGCTGGATTTATCAGCACCCACATCGTAAAGGAGCCTAAGCAATGAGCGGCAACAAACATTTATCAGCACAAAATTTCGACATTATGGTGGGTGATTTGATCGTCCACGTTGAAACTATGAGCGCAGCAATCAGCGATAACAGACAAGCAGTGTTTACCAGAGGCATTCCAGACGGTTATGTTGATGGTGACGTGTCGTGTACCGGTGATATTGAGCTGGACGCGAAAAACTTTAATTTGTTAATTGAAGTGGCGCGCGGCCATGGCAGCTTTCGGGCCATGCCGACCTTTGAAATTATCTACGTTGGCACCACGATTACCGACAAACAGCGCATTGAATTGTTCGGCTGTCTGCTGAATATCAGTGATTTGCTGAACAATGATGCCAAGGGCGGAGAAAAGTCTAAACACAAGCTGACTTTTGCTGTGACCAGCCCTGACTTTGTACGGGTTAACGGTGTGCCGTATCTGGACGCTGCTGACGTGCGCGATCTGTTGGGTTAATCAATAAAAACTAAAGAGGAATTTATGCCAGAACCAATAATTGTAGCTGTCGGTGATGAAGAGTTGGTGTTTAACGCAACTGACGAAGATTTAAACAATCTGATCAATGCGCAAATGCCCAATGACAAAATCAGCCCCACCTTTAACTTTTTAAGCCGTACCGTGGCACAGGAAAGCAAAGAGGCCTTCAAACGCTTATGCCTGAATGCCGACAACAAACCGCGCGGCGTGATCGTGATGCAGATCGGCGGCATTGTCACCAACGAATTGGGCGGAGGTGTTGAAATCACGCTAAAAAAGCCGAACAAATCGCTGAAGGCATAGAAGCTAACGGTTACGAACAGCTGCAATGGTTAACCCGGTATTGGTTTCCACAGCTGCCGGTTAATGAACAAAGCATGGGCGCTGCGCTATGGATGGAAAAGCGCCACTGGGAACAAATGCGCAATGTGGTTGCGGCCGGTATCGGTCAAGCGCTTAATTAAGGGGATTTATGAATCTGCAAAACCTGACGTTTATGGTGTCATTGCTGGATAAGGTTTCAGGACCTGCCGGGGCAATGATGAAAACCATGGACACTGTCACCAACCGCATTCAATCAGGTTACCGAAAGATTGGTTACGGTGTGGCCGGTGTGGCGGGTGCGGGTTATGCACTAAATAACATCCTGGAACCTACTAAGCAGATGCAACAAGCGCTTGGCGAGGTTAAAAGTTTGGATGTCACGGACGACGTCCTTTCCAATTTGACGAAAACCGCGCTTAAATTCAGCGTGCAATATGGCGAGTCAGCCGTTGATTTTGTGCGGGCATCGTATGAGATTAAAGGCGCAATTGATGGCTTGGCAGGCGATGAACTGCCACGGTTTACCTATGCCGCTGCAGTACTGGCAAAAGGCACCAAAGCCAATGTGGGCGACATTACCAACTACATGGGCACCATGTACGGCATTTTTAAAGATACCGCCGACAAGATGGGCAAAAGCCAATGGGTTGAGCAGCTGGCAGGCCAAACTGCGTTAGCTGTTAAGATTTTTAAAACCGATGGTGTGGGCATTTCACAAGCGTTTACTACGTTGGGCGCAGATGCAACGGCCGCAAATATCCCTATCGAAGAGCAATTCGGCGTGTTGGGTAAATTGCTGGCAACGATGCCGGGCGGCGAAGCGGGCACCAAGTACCGGGCGTTTTTACACGGTGTGGGCGGTGCGCAAGAAAAGCTGGGGTTAAAATTTACCGACTCCTTTGGGCACATGCTGCCGATGGTTGAAATACTCGACAAAATAAAAGGCAAGTATGGCGATTTAGCGAATGTTGATGTTGCTGACAAAATTAAAAAAGCCTTTGGTAGCGATGAGGCAGTGGCCTTAATAAAGCTGCTGGCGATTGATGTTAACGGCCTAAACGACAGCATTACCCAAATCGGTAATCAAAAAGGCATGCAAAACGCCATTGATATGGCTAAAACTATGACCATGGGTTGGGACCAAGCCACCCAAGGTATTAACGCGCTAAAAATAACCCTGGGCATGCAGTTAATGCCGACCATTAACGCATTTTTCGACAAGATCAATGGCGGCATTCAAACGCTATTACGCTGGAGTGATTTGTTTCCGGAGTTAAGCCGCTTTGTCAGTCTGGCGGCGCTGGGTTTGTTTGGGTTGATTGCCGGGGTGTCGATGCTGTCAATTGTAATGGGCGTGGCTACGCTAGCAAGTGGCGGGTTTGCGGCCATTTTGGCGATTATTACCAGCCCCATTACCTTAGTGGTGGTGGCGATTGCTGCAGCCGCTTATGCACTTTACAACTTTATCGACTACTCACGGCAATTGATGAGCACCTACAACGTGTTTGAAGCCATCTTTGCCGGGTGGGATCAAGTGCAAGTGTGGGTTGGCAGTGTGGTTGATACAGTGATGGGTGCAGTTAACGGATTAAAAGACTGGCTTAGCAGTTTCAATCTGTGGGAATTCTTGCTCAGCGGTGTGGATGCGCTGATTGGCAAGATGAATATGATCCCCGGCGTTAATATCGACATGGGCGGCGCGAAAGCGATTGCCGCACCGGCAGGCATATCAGGCAACAGCAGCAACAACGGTGGCTTGATGCAAAAGTACGGCACCATGAACAACCAAAACCAGTCGCGCAGCATTGGCACGGTGGTGATCAACAACAATGAAAGCAAAAAGACGCTGGCACAGATGGTTGATGAAGTCAGCATGGCGGGTGGCTAATGGCTGATCCGCTTTATATCGACCTGCACATCAGCAACAACGATTTAACGTTAGACAGTGGCGGCGAGCCGTTGCTGTTAAATGACCGCGACAGCATTGCTCAAGACATTAAGCATTTGATCCGCGAAAGTGGCTTGATGGTGCAGATTATCGGCCAACGTGACCCGTTAAAAATCGCCATCAATGTTCAGGCTTTAGAACTGTTAATTGAAGACGACATCAGGCTGGTACCGGGAACGATAAAAATTACGCAATCAACCACTGAGCTGTTTTTTGTGCAAGCCGACACGGTGGATTTCGGGCCAATTGATTTTATTATAGGACTGTAAATATGGACTTTTTAGCCATTATCAAAGCAGCAGGCATACCGACTACGCAAGCGAATTTGGAAGTTATCTGGCGCGATACGGTAGCGGCAACGGGCAGCACTATCAGTAACGATAATGTCATGTCCCCGTTTTGGCGCTTTGTTACTGCAGCTGTAACTAACCCAGTATTGTGGCTGATCAACTTTATTGCTGTGACAGTAATGCCTAATTCTTATGTTAAATATGCCACCGGGGATTTTTTAAACCTGCTGGCAGATGCGGTTAATCTAACTCGCAAGACGGCAACCAAAACCGTTGGCTCAGTGACGTTTTACCGTATTGATACCGGCCTGGGCATTACCATCCCGTTGGGTACGATTATTCAAACAGCCAGCATTAACGGCGTGATTTACCAAGTTAAAACCACGCTAGAAAAGACCTTTGTCGGTACTAATTTAACCTTGTTGGTACCGGTTGAAGCGGTGGCCGCCGGCAGTGCTTACAACTTAGCGGCAAATTATTACCAAGTGCTACCGGTGCCGATTATCGGTGTGACGGCGGTGGCTAATGGGGTGGAATGGATTGCAGCGCCCGGCGCTGACGTAGAAACGGATGATGATTTGCGCGGACGGATCCGCAACCAATTTGGCACGGCATCAAGCTTTCACACCGATGCTGTTTATAAATCGCTGATTGCGCAGTTTCAAGGCGTTGCTATCGATGCGATATGGTTTGAACATAACGCTCCACGCGGTCCGGGGACGGCAAACGCTTATGTGCTGTTTGAGTTTTCGGCGCCGGTCAGTACCTATTTGTTAGCGATTAATCAGTATTTAACCGACCAGGGCAACCACGGCCACGGCGATGATTTAATTGTTTACCAGATGCCCGAGCAAACCAAAACGCTGGTGGCGACGGTATGGGTTGAAAAGTTTTTAAGCGCTGAAGAAAAGACCCAGATACATGATGATGTGGTGGTGTTTATTAATGCGGCATTCCGGGAAAACAAAGCTTACAGCCCGACCTTGCCATTGCCGTATAGCCGGTTTTCGTTTTCAAAATTGTCTGAAGAAATCCATAACGCCTTCCCGTATGTACACAGTGTGTCGTTTAGTTTGCCTGACATTGTGACAGCGAAGTGGATACCCAGATTAACTTCATTAACCGTGACTGTGCAGGACACTGAATGATAAAAATAGAATTGCCTTTTTGGTTGGATGGCATCGAGCTTGGCAAGTTGCGCGAAGCCATTGTGTCGTTTTGGGACATGGCGGAAACATGGATTAAATGGCCGGTAACGCAGATGGACCCGCTGACATGTTCATTGGGTATGCTGTATTTGATTGCGTTTAACAGAGACATTGAGCGGTTTTCCGGCGAACCGGAAACGCTGTTTAGAAAGCGCATTAAATTCGCCTATATCAATGCCGAAGATGCGGGCAGCAAAGCGGGGTTTATCCGCATTTTTGAGCGCCTGGGGATTGGTTATGTGGAAATAACTGAACGCTTTGATGCGGTAAATTGGGATGTGATTAAGCTAACGATGTCAGATGCGGTATTGGCGGCAAATGCCAGCTTATTAAATCAAATAATTTACGCTTACGGCCGGACTTGTCGGCGCTATGAATTCGATACGATCACCGCTTTACCAATCAGCACACCTGCGTTTGCAGTGGGGCACGTTTACAGCTACGACGTAGCAGGGGTTTAAAAATGGCGTTTATCACGATTGATGGCGAAAACCTGATTGCTTATAAAAACGGGCATAGCGAGGTATTAAACGTCACGCACTTCGTGCTGGCTAATATCGCCGGGCTAGGCGCTGAACCGGTTAGCCGCATTGAAGCCATGCCTATTGCTGGTGACATTGTGCATACACAAGCAGTGACGCAACACGGCTACGTTAATGCTAATCAGGTGGTTTACAGCTTGGCGATGGATAGTACCATCGGCGACTTTGATTTTAATTGGGTTGGGTTAAAAGCTGCCGGCGGCGAGTTGGTGGCCTGTGCGTATATTACCACCCAGCATAAAACCGCCAATGCCGGTGCCGTGCCTGGTAACAATTTAACCCGCAACTTTTTGGTGGCGTTTTCTGGTATTGCCGCAACTACCGCAATCGCGGTACCGGCGGAAACATGGCAGATAGATTTCACGACCCGACTTCTACAAATCGACGATCGCGAACGCTTAAGCAATTTTGATATTTATGGACAGGCGGCATTTTTTGATAACGGCTTTAAAGTGTCACTGCAGTCTGGTTCCACTTATGCCATTGCGGCCGGGGTAGGTTATGTGG